TCTTGGCAGCATGCCATTTGGACATTAAGTTTGACTTCGTGGTATTGAAGAGCAATTAAAGGTAAAGCGAGGCCAGGGTTTCTGCAGAACCAGAATTGAAGTGGGATATAAGTTCTACTATAGCAATCGCTGCCGCTGCCGCTACCCCCTGAAGCCACCGCCGCCGCGCCGTACACCATACTGGCGAGCATGAATTTTTTATCTACTGTATGGGTTAAATCGCACCATATTCCCATCCATTCACCATACTGTTTGTCAATAATTTGACCTCCTATTTCAACTTCGACGTAATCTATAAACATCGCCAAAGAAGGTGTGCCCTTCGAATCACTGCTGCTGCTGCTGCTGCTGCTGCTGCTGCTGCTGCTGCTGCTGCTGCTGCTGCTGCTGCCGCTCCAGCTGCTGCTGCCGCTCCAGCTGCTGCTCGATGCGTCGTCCCACTCAATTTCTAAATATACGCGGCTAAGTAAATCGCCGTTTCTCGCGACTGTAACTGAGAATTTCTTGCCAAAAGCGGCAGTGCCGTTGACAGTTTGTTCGATCGCCTCGATGGCGAAGTTGGTGTAGCGTCTGTATACTACCTTGAAGAAGGTAATTTGCGGGTTGCCTGTAAGATATATGTCCTGTGCGCCATAAGCGACTAATTGCATTAATCCACCTCCCATTTTTTTATACTATATAGCAGAGAAAATAATTTTAGGAAAAATAATCAATTATTTAATTAATTATTTCTATATATTTAATTATGTTAATAATTTAGTTGGAGTATGCGAGGCCGCCCATACCGGACATGATTCTGAGGACATTGTAGTTGACGGCGTAGACGCGGAGAGCTTTGGGTGCGACGCCGTTGCGGGGGGCGAAAAATTCTTGAACGAGGACTGCATTGTCAATTCTTGAGAAATTGCAGGTTCCTGATGGCTGGTGCTCCTCGGGTTTGAGGGCGAAGGAGTAGAGGTGGACGGTACAAGGGACACTCTGTACACGTCTAACGAAACCACCGGTGTGGTGCTCGTATCTCTGGACGGTGGTGAAGTAATCACCGGAGCGCTTACGGAAGCGATCGTGGCCGTTAAGTTGTAATAAGCAGGTTTTGGCGGTAATAAAATTAGTATTGGCCGCCCCGAGGCGGAGATCTGCGTCGGTACCGCATCCATCCCAACCTAACGACGTCGGCAAAGGGCCGCACCAGCCACTGCACGCAGTCGGGCAGGTTTCTGATGAGACGACCCACATAAGTTCCTTAACTGGGTGATTGAAGCGTAATTCGGTGGAAGTGTGGCAAGTAGTCCCAAGAGTAATGTCATTTGAGTATTGAACTTGTTCGATTAGGTATTCGTGGCTGACCTGAGCAAAGCGTCTGCGTTCGTCGGTGTCAAGGAAGATGTAATCACAGTAGACGCATAGGTTGCAGATGCATGTGTTTCCACAGCATGAAGTACCATCACAGCATGCGAGTTGAACGTTGAGTTTGACTTCGTGGTATTGAAGGGCAATTAAAGGTAAAGCAAGACCGGGGTTTCTGCAGAACCAGAACTGAAGAGGAACATATGTTCGTATTGAACGAGGACCGCTCGGCGTAAAGGCCGGGGCCATGAACATTCTGTTTAACATTGATTTTTGGTCAGCCGTGTGTGTTAGGTCGCACCAGATTGACATCCATTCACCGTACTGTTTGTCGATGCATTGTCCACCGATTTCGACTTCAACGTAGTTAATTAATTCAAAACCCGGTGGAGTACCGTCATTCTTGTTGCAGCCGCTGCCCGTCGCGGTCGTCGCGTCCCACTCAACCTCTAGGTATACACGGCTAAGTAAATCGCCATTGCGCGCGACTGTAACTGAGAATTTCTTGCCAAGAGCAGCGGTGCCATTGACGGTTTGCTCGATCGCTTCGACGGCGAAGTTAGTGTGGCGTCTGTAAACCACCTTGAAGAAGGTAATCTGTGGGTTTCCCGTAAGATATATGTCCTGTGCGCCATAAGCGACTAATTGCATTAATCCACCTCCCATTTTTTTATATTATATAGCAGAGAAAATAATTCTATGAAAAAATAATTAATTAATTAATTAATTGTTTTATTAATGGTAATTTACTTAAGATAAGAATTTAGTTGGAGTATGCGAGACCACCCATACCTGACATAATTCTAAGAACATTGTAGTTAACGGCGTAGACACGGAGGGAGAGAGGGACGCAAGGATTAGTGGTGCCATTGCAGGCGGAGCCGTTGGCCGATACCAATGGTAAAGTCTGGACTAAGACAGCGTTGTCGATTCTTGAGAAATTGCATGTTCCGGATGGTTGGTGTTCTTCTGGTTTGAGTGCGAAGGAGTAAAGGTGCACGTATCTTGGGACATTGACTACGCGTCTGACGAAACCACCGGTGTGGTGCTCGTATCTTTGGACATCGGTGAAATAGTCACCTTGACGTTTGCGGAAACGGTCGTGTCCATTTAATTGGAGAAGGCAGTCTCTTGCGCGAACGAAGTTCTCGTCGAATGTTCCCATTGGAGCATCACGGTCTGATCCGTTCTTTGGGCATACTCCACTACCACATCCTGAACCTTCAGAGCAATCATAATCACATGGGTTCTTTTGAATGACCCACATAAGCTCTTTAACTGGGTGGTTAAAGCGTAATTCAGTTGTTGCGTGGCATGAGCCACCTTTTAAGGTAAGATCATTTGAGAATTGTACTTGCTCAATTAAGTATTCATGACTGACTTGGGCAAAGCGTCTGCGTTCGTCAGTGTCAAGGAATACGTAATCACAGTAGACGCATAAATTGCAGATGCATTTGTCTGCGCAGCATGAGACACCATCACAGCATGATAACTGAACATTGAGTTTGACTTCGTGGTATTGAAGAGCAATTAAAGGTAAAGCAAGACCTGGGTTTCTGCAGAACCAGAACTGAAGTGGAATGTAACTGCGAGCATCGGTCGCGTCCGCGCCGTTGCCAGCGACGCTAGCCGCACTGTCCCATAACATGGCTCTGTTTAACATTGATTTTTGGTCAGTGTTGTGTGTTAAGTCGCACCATATTGTCATCCATTCACCGTATTGTTTGTCGATGCATTGGCCACCAATTTCGACCTCAACGTAGTCAATTAAATCAAAACCGGCACTGCGGCTCTTGCACGGGTCGTACGGTCCCGTTGGTCCAGACCATTCAATCTCGAGGTATACACGGCTGAGTAAATCACCGTTTCTTGCGACTGTAACTGAGAATTTCTTGCCAAGAGCGGCGGTACCGTTGACGGTTTGCTCGATCGCCTCGATGGCGAAGTTAGTGTGGCGTCTGTAAACCACCTTGAAGAAGGTAATCTGTGGGTTACCTGTAAGATATATGTCCTGTGCGCCATAAGCGACTAATTGCATTAATCCACCTCCCATTTTTTTATACTATATAGCAAAGAAAATAATTCTATGAAAAAATAATTAATTAATAAATTAATTATTTAATTAAATGTTAATGGTAAATTACTAAAGACTATACATAATTTAGTTAGAGTATGCGAGACCACCCATACCTGACATAATTCTAAGAACGTTGTAGTTAATAGCATAAATCCTAATACTTTTAGCTTCTATAGGAAGTGATTGAACAAGCACCGCGTTGTCAATTCTTGAGAAATTGCACGTTCCAGATGGTTGATGTTTTTCCGGCTTTAAGGCAAATGAATAAAGATGGACGTGTCTCGGTACACTTATAATTCTTCTTGTAAATCCACCTGTGTGATGTTCATATCTTTGGACGTCAGTGAAATAGTCACCTTGACGTTTTCTAAAACGGTCATGACCATTTAATTGTATTAGGCAATCTTTTGCCCTGACAAAGTTTGGATTAGTTGCGCCCAATTGCCAATCTTTATCTGATGTACCTGGGCAAGATGGAGGCATCCATTGCCAATATCCCTTTCGATTAACGCATGCAGGAGTACAATCATTTTGAGATATTACCCACATAAGTTCTTTTACAGGGTGATTAAATCTTAATTCGGCTAAATTATGACATGAACCCTTAATAACTGAAATCTCGTTTGAATATTGGACTTGTTCAATAAGATATTCGTGACTCGATTGAGCAAACCGGCGGCGTTCGTCTGTATCTAAAAATACGTAATCAGCATACACTGAGACATTACATAATAATTCTGTTTCATTACATAAGTCTTTACAAACTGCTTTTAAATCAAAATTAATTTTCACCTCGTGATATTGAAGAGCAATGAGAGGTAATGCTAAACCAATATTTCTGCAAAACCAAAATTGTAAAGGAATATATGATCGTCCGTCGTGCAAGCCGCAAGTCATGGTTTTGCCCGGCAGCACTTGACCATTAAACATCATACGATTTAAGACACTCTTTTTATCAAGTGTATGAGTTAAATCACACCAAATTGTCATCCATTCACCATACTGTTTATCTATAATTTGACCACCTATTTCGATTTCAATATAATTTATAACATCAAAGCCTACAGGCAATGCGTCGTCTGGACACCCAGAGCCAGAACCAAATGTACATTTATCAGGACTATATTGTAACTCTAAATATACACGACTTAATAAATCTCCATTACGAGCAATGGTAACGGAAAATTTCTTACCGAAATCAGCCGTACCATTAATAGTTTGTTCAATTGCCTCAACGGCAAAATTAGTATGTCGTTTATAAACAGCTTTAAAAAAGGTAATTTGTGGATTACCTGTTAAATATATGTCCTGTGTGCCATAAGCAACTAATTGCATTAATGCTCCACCCATTTATTTATTAATATATATAGCAGATTTTAAATTTTAAAATTTACTATAATTAAATTTATATTAACAATTAATTATATAATAATTCTAACTGGCCATCTTTTATTCTCATGATATTATTTTTAATAGCATAGGTGTGTAAAGTACTTGGCGAAGCGTTCGACGGAACTTCTAAATTTAGTTTTAATTTAAAGGTATTAAATTTATCACTTGATAAAAATCCTGTTGACTGAAAGGTATTAGGATTAAGAGCAAATGAATACGTATGTATGGGCGTGGGTCTTTTAAGAGGATGTTCTATATAATATGGCGTTTTAAAATAACAATGTCTATTAATTAGAAGTGTTTGGTGTGATGATATATCTCCTGATATAGAGTTACCATTAAGTAGGATATTACTATTATATATGTAGTTGATACCTGAATCTAATATATTACCAGAACCAGAACAAGGAATACTCTTACAATCATCAATTATATTCCATGCCAGATATTTTATAAATTTAGTTTCAGGTAAATCAACTGAAATATATTTAGTGGAATTTTCTATATTAATCGTATTACAGATATCAACTTGTTCGATTAAATATTCTAAAGAACTATGTTTAAATGTATCTTTTTCGTTTGTTGTCACATTAGTATATAAACTAATAATATCAATCTGGACATTTCCCGATGGTTTGTAATCACCTGTCTCAATATGTACCGTAATTTGAGGATTATTTAACAACCAAATTGGAAAGGCTGAACCGGGATTTCGAGTAAACCAAAAGGGCAAGGGTAAATGGAAATAACCTCCTGTTTTATTCCAAATATTAGGTTTCTTTATTTTAATATCACTACTTAATTCATAAAAGATATTTATATAATTGATATCTAATGAACTAAGAACTAAATCATTATATCTAAGTTCGATTTTTTTAATAACATTGTATGGACATACTGTAGCTCCTGAACCACTGCTACAGACACATCCAGGCATACTATCAATACCTACGCGAAGAACCATATCACTTATGAGGTCACCCTGAATAGGTAATCTATAGGAATATTTACATTTCGGATTGAAAAATCCCTTTACTTCAGAAAGATTAGGCGATGAGATATTCCAATTTTGTCCAAAATAGGTATATTGCTTAATCCCTTGTTTAAAGAAGGTATGTTCGGGATTACCGGTTAAGAATTTATCCTCAACT